GGATATGTATTCTATCTTAAGGTATAGTATTAAACTACCATAGGACTATATTTTAAAAACATATTAGGTCATATGTAGGACATATTAGTCTATACAGATACAGCATACATATACTGTATATATATAAAGTATGTCTTACTTAGGAATACTGTATCTGTATAGTCTTTGACCTACATATGTTAACTTAGACGTCTATATTATATAATGTAAGGCTAGAAAAATATGTTGGTAATTCTGTAAGACCCAATGATTTAGGGCGTTAGCGGGCATATGTGTTATTGAAGCTGACTAAACCTTTTTTAATGTCCTTGGGTACTGCCTTTGCGTTTCTACGTTACTGTCTTGCCAGTTAGCAGCTTTCTGCATCCCGATTGCACCTTCACCTGTAACAAAATACTTGTGTTTAGTGTTTGTAATCTAACTGACTATAGCATATAATTCTCACTATACAAACATCTATGGAGGATTAGTTAATAATGGTTGATACACCAAAAAACGTAGTTTGCATAGCTAACGGATGTAGGAAGCGATTGAAGGGCAAACAACGTAAATTTTGTTCTCCTACCTGCCAAAAACGACAGTTTGCAGCCGACAAACGACACAATGACAGAATACAGAAACCTATAAACACAGAACGTAATTCTGATGACGGGGATTACGCGTCTGTCAGACGAGGTCAGTATTACCGAGCTTTCGTAAGCGAAGGTCTAGCTGACGAAGTTGCAACTGGCGACATGGCAGTAGCTGAGGCGGCTTCCCTCCTTGGCTGTACATCGGCTACTGTCAGTCGTATGCTCGCTGCCTACAAGATTGACATACGCAACGAAGTTGCAGCAGAAGATTGGGAGTTATCCCAAGAAGCTGAAGAAGCATTAGAAAATTTTTCTAGCTTCCGCGATAAATACTTTAGAACTGAACTAGGAAAGAAATACGAAACCGCGGACTTTCATACTAACTGGATAAATAATATTATAGATTCTATAGATAACGGTAAAGAATTATTAATACTGTCACCCCCACGACATGGAAAGACAGAGTTATTAATACACTTTGCAGTATATCAAATATGCAAAAACCCTAACGTACGTATTATGTGGGTAGGTGGTAACGAAGATATAGCTAAAAACGCATTATCTGCGGTACTAGACGTACTAGATACTAACGAAGAATTACGAGAAGATTTCTGTCCACCTGGTCAAAACTTTAAACCAGATAACAGGTCAGGTAAAAACTGGTCACAAAATCAATTTACTGTAGGTACTAGAACAGTTGCAGGTATTAAATCACCAACTATGGTTGCTGTAGGTAAAGGTGGAAAAATATTATCTCGTGACTGTGATTTAATTATTGCAGACGATATTGAGGACCATCAAACAACTATGCAACCTGGTGCTAGAGAAAGTACAAGACAATGGTGGACTACAACATTATCTAGTCGTAAAGAGGAACACACAGCTGTTGTTGTTATTGGCTCACGTCAGCACCCTGATGATTTATATAATCACTTACTAGAATCAAATAACTTTACAAGCATTGTAGAAACTGCACATGCATTAGAATGCAAGATACCAGAACATGATGAAGATGAGCATGTTGAGTGTATGTTATGGCCTACTAAACGTTCTTTTAAATGGTTAATGTCAAGATTACATTCTGCTGAAAGTACAGGTGGTAGACAAACATTTGAAATGGTTTATTACAATCAAGCATACGTAGAAGGTACGCAAATATTTACTATGGATATTGTTGACCAATGTATGCGACCTGATTTAGTACTTGGACAGGTATATAAAAACTTATATCTTGTTGCTGGATTAGACCCTGCATCATCTGGTTACCAAGCTGCTGTGTTATGGGGTATAGACCAATACAGAGGTGAGTTATATTTAATAGATTTAGAAAACCAACAAGGCGGCGGTATTAGAGCTGCATTAGACCAGATGGCAATATGGTTACATGAGTACGATTGTAGACATTGGATAGTAGAAGAAAATGGTTTTCAATCAGCTATACGTATGGACGAAGGTATAAAAGAATTTACTTTACGTACAGGTATTACAGTGCAAGGACATCTTACAGGTAAAAATAAACATGACCCATTGTATGGTGTTGGTGCTATGGCAGACTTATTTGAAGATAAACGTATACATCTTCCTGTCGGTGATGGTGTGTCAAATGCAAAAGTACAGCAATATAGGCAACAACTGTTATACTTTGATGGTAAGCCTGTTTCTAAAAGAAACAAGTCAAAAACTGATATAGTTATGGCAGGTTGGTTTCCAATGAAAGTTTTTAGGCGTATGCAAAAAGAGCATGCGGCTGATATAGGATTAGATTACAATCCTAGTTATGGAGATTATAAATTGACAGAAATGAATGAAGCACCATGGGCATAGAAAACATAGATGTAAAAAGTTACAAAGAAGTATTAGCTAATGCAGCTAATCTTACATCTGGTCGTAATGTTCAGGATAGACAAGTAAGTAAAGCTAGAATAAAAGCTATCTTAAATGGTGGACCTGATGGTATAAAAGCATTATTAGGTGAAACAATGGAAACCTCAGATGCTGATTTACTACCTGCACCTAACATGTTGCAATCAGGTATTGATAGACTTGCACAAAAAATATCAGGTGTACCTAATGTACGTGTAGATATTCCTAATGCAGTAGATTCTGCTAGAGCAAAAAACAGAGCAGAAAAACTAGAACGTATTGTTACTAGCTATGATGAAAAGCAAAACTTAAGTTTACAATTAGCACAAGCTTCTAGATGGCTACCAGGTTATGGTTTCTGTGCATGGGTAATTACAACTAAAAGAGATAAAAATGGTTTTTATTATCCTAGTGCTGAACTACGTGACCCGTTTGATACATTCCCAGGTAACTTTGGTCCAGACCAAAAACCTAGAGAGTTAGCTGTTGTACGTAGAGTACCTAGATATAAACTTGCACAGATATATCCTGAGTTTGCAGAACAAATTTTAAAACAAGATGATGATGACGAAACAGGTGAAGAATATCAAGATTATGCTACACCATTTATGTCATATGATACTAACCGTGAACAACAGTGGGAAGATAATACATCCCAAGGTGTTCGTGTTGTCGAGTATTATGACCAAGGTGGTACATACATAATATTCCCAGAACGTAGATTAATTTTAGATTTTATTCCTAACGTACTATCAACTCCACCATTTGTATTTGTTAAGAGAGTATCTTTTGACATGCTTAAAGGTCAATACGACCATGTAATTGGATTAATGGCAATGATGGCAAAGATTAATATTATGTCAGCAATTGCTATGGAAGATTCTGTATTTACAGAAACTAACATATCAGGAGAGATAGAATCAGGACAATATAGAAAAGGTAGATTTGCTGTTAACTATCTAGCTCCTGGTACACAAGTTTCTAAACCACAAAACAATATGCCATATCAATTGTTTCAACAAATCGATAGGTTGGAAAGACAGCTTCGTTTAGTAGGTGGTTACCCAGTTACTGATGATGCACAGTCACCAAACAGTTTTGTTACTGGTGCTGGTCTGCAAGAACTTAACGGTGCAATGTCATTAATGATTAACGAGTATAGAGAAATCATTAAACATGGTCTAGTTGAAATGGATGCTAAACGTTTAGAGATGGATACAGTTTTATCTTACTCTCAAGCTGTAGGTAAAAAACCTATGGCAGGTTATTTAAACGGAACTGCATTTTCTGAAAACTATACACCATTACAAGATATTGGTGGTGACTATAGAACTAGACGTGTTTATGGTGTTATGGCTGGTTTTGACGAACCACAAAAAATTGTTACTGGTTTGCAGTTACTACAAGCTGGTGTTATTGATGTCGAAACATTGCAAGATAACATTGATGGTTTAGAAAATATACAAAAAGTACAAGAACGTATTAGAAAAAATAAAGCAGAAAGTGTTTTATTTGATGCATTATTACAAAGGTCTGCTCAAGGTGATGCACAAGCTACTATGGCAGCTATAGCTGTTTATGAAAATCCAGCAGCAATATTGGAAATATTTAAACAGTTTTATACTCCAGAAGAGCCACAAGTATCTCCTGAACAAATGGCTATGATGCAACAACAATTAATGCAGCAACAAATGATGCAAGGTGGAGGACAACCTCCTAACATGGCAGCTGCTTTTGGTTTATAAAATGGATGAATTTTACGAAGGTGAGTTTTGGGAAATGGTGTATCAAGAATATGGTGTCATTGACGAATTAGATATATTATCTGAAAATGTTCTTGAAATTATACAGCCACAACCTGGCTTATTGATATTAATTACAAAGGAATTTTATAATGGCAAAGAATCGTAGAGGCGGAGAAAGAACTCCAAAGAAACCAGCTTTTGTTAAAGCTCCAGGTCCTGGTGCAGGTCCAGGTATGAATAGAACAGATGGCGGTGCTGCTAATGCTAAACAACCTATTCGTAGATTACCTAATGCTGGTTACAATGAAAACAAAGCATTTGTTAAAGCACAAGAAGCTGTAGGTGGTTTACCAAAAGATGAAGGCGTTAAAGTACAAGCAGCTCCTAGTAGAACTACAGGTAGTTTACAAAATATTATTATGGGTGGTACTGAACGTCCTGAACAAAGTGCAACTGAAGGTGGAATATTAAGTCGAAACACTCCTCCCCCACCGCAATTGTTAGCTGATGATTACGATATATTACTAGAAACATTGGTATCTGGTAATCCTGATAATTTAATATTTAAACAACTATATAACGCAAGACAAGCACAAAAATAAATGTTAAATAGCTTTATTAGTCAAAGAGAGTTTGGAATAAACGCAAATCTTGAACGTCAAAAGTATGCTGCTGCAGAAAAATATTTAAAAGATAATCCACAGTATGCAACTAGATTAAGTGCGTTATCTGAACGTTATGGTGCTTTGCCTATTGAAATATTAGACCCTTTAGCTAAAAACGAACAATTACCTGTAGATAGTCAATCAATACAAGATTTAACAGATGATTATGTAAAAAATCAATTAGCACAAAAAGGTGAAGTTTGGGAAGCAACTAGAGAAAAAAACAATCAAGGTAGATATATTGAAGATATGACCATGAACTATGGTGATATTTTATTTGGTTTAGGTTCTATTCCAGAATATGTTGTAGGTACTTTTAGAGGTGAAGATAAACAAATAAAAGTTGGTAAAACACAAACTTCTTTATGGTTTGTTGCATTACAAGACGCATTATCAGAATTAAATGTAAAATACAATCCTTTTAATGTTTCAGGTACTTTAACTGATAAACCATATTACAACCGAGAAACAAATGAATTTGTTACTACTGAAGAATATAATAATTTAAATCCTTTACAAAAAATGTTATTTACTATTCCTGGTGGTCAATATTTAGTTAAAAATAATCATATGATGTTTAACTCAAGAACTTGGGCGTATGCACAGCAGTTAAATGCTTTAGATAGATACATGGAAGCAGGTTATACAAAAGAAGAAGCACAAAAATTTATCCCTATTGATGTAAGTGCAACTAAAGTTGAAGGTTTAGGTCAAAAAGAAAATTGGTTAGCTGAAACTAAACAATGGATTAAATTTGCTCAAGAAGCTAAAGAATTAGGTGGTAGTCCTTATTTATTTGAAATGTTAAATCAAATTAATTTAGGGCAACCTCTTAATTACAACAGAAGTAAGATTATTTCTGTTGAATCACTTATGGCAGAAAATATGCCTGAGTATCAAGACTTACTTAAAGTAATGCCTGAAAATGAAGCTAAGAAATATATATATTCTAAAATTGGTCAGCCAATTGTTAAACCAAATGAAGACGGTGAAATAAATTGGACATCTATTCAAAATCCTAATCGTATAGAAGCATTTGCTGGTAGGAGATTTATATACAATCCTGAAATGGCAGAGGAAGCTGGTATGCGAAATGAAATGAATATTAATGAAAAACTAGGCGTAAAGATACCTTATTCACAAGGTAGGTATGAAGCATCTATGCAACACCGTGTAGGTTCTGAAGCATATAATTCTATGTCTGGTTGGATTGATGGTAAAGCTAGAATTATTCCTGAGTTAGTAACTGGTGGAGTTATTAGTAAATTATTTAAAGGTAGAGAGCTTCTTAAAGTTGTTAATAGATTAAACGATTATGAAGAACTATATAGTCCAGTTAAAAAATCTGAAATAGTAACTGATTGGGTAAATACAAATCAAAAAAATCCATTAACTGGTAAAGCTGTTGAAGATATACAAGGTACTCTTGATTCTATTGATATAGTAAATACAAAAAATAAAAACTTTGTACCTGAATTAAAAGAAACATTAGAGTTAGCTCGTAAAGAAACAAGAAAATTACGTAAAGAGTATGGTCTTATTGGCGGCACTGTTAAGGGTGTTTTTGCAGGTACTGAAGCTAAATTAGTAAATAGACTAGACGAAGCTGGAATAATTGACGATATATCAAAAACTTCTAATTTATTAGAGTTTGACAATAACTCTTGGACAAGAAATTTTCCACCTGAAATAAAACAATTGTTATCTAAAACAGATGATAGACAAGAAATTAAAAATATTTTTACTTATGCTTATGGCGATGGTTATAAAGTTAAAGGTGTAGATACACCGTTCTTTTTAAATACATTACCAAAAGGTCAGTCTTTATTACTTAACGAAGCTGTTAAAAAAGTAACAGGTGGTAGAGTTTCTGGTTTACCATCAATAGGTTCAATTGCAGGTAGAAGTGTAGGAAAGGCTATAGAAACCGTTGATACTACATTTAGAGGCGTTTATAGGGGTGTTGCTAGTCGTTTGCAGACTGTTAAGCCTAATATTGCAAATGATGTAAATGCGCTTAATGTAAACGATTTTTACAAATGGAAAGAAACAGGTGAGCGTCTAGGTAGAAATCTAGGTTTTTATTCTGAAATGACAGCAGGTATGTCACCATACTGGAGAAAAAAATTATCTATATTACCTGGCAAAATGATTTCATATTCTAATAGAACTGAAGGTTATAACAATGTTGTTAAACAACTTATGACTACAGGTATGGGATTAAATAAAGCAAACAATTT